GATGCCAGTGATACAGCCGGGACTACGCCCAACTTGGGAGGTAACGGGTTGGTGTTCTGGTTCAACGCAGCAGCGCTGGCAGACTGGCGCGTCAGACGCGAGACCGGCAGCACAGGTGTCAGCGACAACACACAAACCGCAGTTCTGGACGATTGGGTTGAGTGTGTGTTGACAAACGCAGGCTCCGGGACCTGGTCAACAGTGGTCAACGGCGTAGACTATGGGACGCTGACAGGTGTGGCAGAAGATGTAAATCTGGTTCCTGTCATATGGATTGATAACGATGACACAGATGGCGACGCCTATTTTGATGTAGACACCTTCGAAATCTACGTAAGAGCGCCGGGGTCAACCCGGTATACCTAAAAGGAGCAGGGAAAATGGCGGATTATGAGTTGACGTTTGGGGATGCGGGCGCCGAGGAGTTCTTCCTCTGGTACGACGCGGGTCTGTATGACCTGGGTGATGGGGGAGACCCCGTGGAGTGCCCCGAGGGTTACTACCTCTACGATGAGGACGAGGGCGTGTGGTATCTGTTGGACGAGGCCGACGGCGAGGCCTACGAGCTGGAAGTGGAGTAAGGACGGTGGGCCGGGGCCGGCGCAGGACCGGCCCCGGCCGGGCCAGAAAGGCGAATACGATGAGCTCGCGATATGATGATGTGCCCAAGGTGACGCTGGAATCCCTGGACCAGCGCCTGGAGAACGTCGAACGTGTTCTGCTGGCCATGCAGGCCCAGATGACGCCTAAATGGTTGCGCATCGGTGGCTGGGCTACGTTTTTGGGCGTGGTTTTGGGCACTGCACTGAAGGTGGCGTTCGAATGAGCCGGTTGACCCAGGTCGCCATCCCTTTCGTGGGTGGGTTCAATGACGGCATTTCGGCGAAGCTGTTGCCGAACGGCGTGCTGGCGGACGTGCGCAACGGCCGATTGCACGCAGCTGGCAGCCTGCGCCTGCGCCGCGGATGGCGACCTGTGACCATGTCCGAGGTAGTATCTGGCACGGCCTTGACCGCGCTGGACTTGTACACCTACCAGAACTCTCTCGTTGCGTTGATTGAGCGCGTGAGCTCCGTGGGGGATTCTCTGGCTTTGGCGACGCTAGTCGAGTCCAACGCCTCCCGACCGTGGGTCCAGTACACGTCCACGGCCATTCCCCCCACCACGCAAGTGCGTCGCGTGGGCCAATTCCCTCCTCTGTCTGGTGCCATCGAGCGCGCGTCCGCGGCCGTGACTTCTGACGGCGTGTATGGGTGTGTCCTGGCCCAGTCCAGCACCCAGTCCGTGTTTCACGTGTTTGAAATGGACTCCGGTGAGACGATTGCGTACGGGTCGTTGGCCAACGGGTCACGGGTCCGCAAAGTCGTGTCTTTGGGGTCCACGTTTGGGCTCATCGAGAACACCGGCGCTGCGCTGGTGTTGTTTTCCCTGAATCCCACCGGGACCAATCCCACGTTCACGTCCGTGGCCACGTTGGTCACTGCTGCCGTGACACAATTCGACGCTTTCACGGCCTTCGACGCTACCCCCACGCTACTCCACATCGGCGACGTGGTGGGCGCAGCCGCGAGTTACCGCCAGTTTTCGCTGGCCGGCGTGCAAAACGGCGTTGCCAAGACCGTTGCTGCAGCCAACGTCCAGGCCGTAGCGCTGTGCTCCGATGATAGTACCGTACAATTCGTACATCAGGAGACCCTGGGCACCAGCGGTGAAATTTTCCTGACTACGTTTTCTGCCACGTCGCCGTTTACTACTTCACAGGGCCCGACCGCCGTGAACGCCGGCCAGGTTGTTGTAGCGGCTGGTTTTGCCGTCGGGGAGACCAATGGCCAGGTTTACGTGGGTTCTGAGCACGCCAATGGCCTGGGCACGCCGGAGGGGTCGTGTTCTATCAACCGCATAAACGCGGGCGTACATGCGACCAACAACAGGTCACAGCACCTGAGCCGTCAGTTGGTGAGCGGGTTTTTGACGCGCGATTTCTCGTCCGCCGCGGGCCTGAGCTCCTCCACCGGGTTGCTGAGCTCGAATCGCACCAGCTACTATTCTGACACCACGAGTTCACCCTGGTTCATGGTGGATGTGGGTTTGGGTGCACAACCGGTCGTAGGCGTGGCGCCGTGGGCCCCTGGCATGGCCCCCACCGGCGACGCACTGGTAGTCATGCCCCGTAGCGAGGGGGACACCCCGCGGATGCTGTCCGTGCGCAGCGTCAAGGTCAGGTCCACCGAGCGCCGGCCCGGCGCACAGCTGGGCAATGCGCTGTACATCACCGGCGGCATGCTGACCCAGTGGACTGGGGGGTTGGCCGAGAACGGCATGTTGGCGCCTGTCGTGTTTTCTGCGGTCGCGTCGAACGGCGCCGGCACCATCGCCAACGGGGACTACTCCTACCGCGCCGTGATGGTGTGGCGGGACGAAGATGACCGCGTGCACCGGAGCCCGGTGTCCGGGACGCTGAACGTGACCTTGTCTGGCGCCAACGATACTGTCACAGTCACGGTCCACGCACCCAAAACTCTGCGGCGCGACGGTAATCTGGTGTCCAACCCGTTCTTGGAACTGTACCGCACCGAGGCCGGTCCGGGCGAGCTGTTCTACCGCGTGGGCGTTACCGCCGTGGATACCACGAATGACGCCACGGTGTTCACCGATGTGACGCCCGACGCCGATATCCTGGACCAGCCACAGCTGTACACCCAGGGGGAGTTCGGTGCTACCTCTGGTATCCTGGAGATGGCCATTCCGCAGCCATCGGCCTTCATCGCTGGTACGAAACGTCGGCTGATTCTGGGGAGCGCCGACACTACGTATCAGTGGTCCCAGGTCACCCTGCCTGAAGTGCCTGTGTTTTTCGCTGACCCGGGCGTATCGGGCGACCCCGCCCAGGCCTACCTGGATGAGGTGGAGGGCCGTGTCAGCGGGGTGGCCGCGCTGGACGAGCTCGTGTTTATCGGGACGCGCGAGCGCATATGGGTCACCGGCGGGACCGGGCCCAACCTGGCCGGCATCGGTGAGTTTTCTCCCCCTACGCGGCTGCCTGTTGACGTGGGGTTCTTCAACGCACATTCCATCCTAGAAACCAGCGAGGGGTTATGGTTTCTGGGCACGGCCGAGGCCATGTACCGGCTGCCGCGAGGGTCGGCCACACCCATTGTAGACCACTCTGTGCAGGACCACCTGTCCACAATCGTGGGGTGTGGGTACGAATCCAAGGACAACACGGCAGTGTGGGCCCAGTCCAACGCGCGCACGCTCGTCCGCCAGATGGAGTCTGGCCAGTGGTTTGGAGACGCCCTGCCGTTCACGCCCATCGCGATGCACGGCCATAACGGCGTGCTGTACGCCATCGCGTCCAACGGTGTCGTGTGGCGATACGATACTACTGCGTTCGGCGACGGCGCGTCCGGGGCCACGTCCGTGGCCTTGCAGGTCACGACCGGCGACGTGGAGCCCATGCAGCTGGCCGGTCACGGCCGAATCGCCACAGTCGAAGTGGACCTGGAAGTCCAGACCCAGGCCGACGTGCTGTGTGAGGTATCCTACGATTCGGGCCTGAACTGGAGCTCTCTGGGGGCACACACCGTGACCGGCGCCGCCGGGTCCCTGGCCCAGCGCCAGTGGTTCCTTACGAGCCAGCGCGTATCCCGCGCCAGGTTCCGATTCACCATGACCCCGGCCTCTAGTACGGCTGAGGGTTGTCGTCTGACCGGCTGTATGGTATACTTAGTCAAGCGCTCTGGTCAGACTCGTTTGGCGGGCTCCAACCGGAGGTAATATGGCGGTTAATTGGAATCAAAATCTGGGCCTGTGGCAGGTCAACGGGCGCGGCGCGTACGGCACGCGCCAGGAGGCTGAGGCCGCGGACCAGTCCACCGCCGCACCCGCGCCCACGCGGACCGATGCGGCTACGTTCGGGGCCAACGCCCAGGCGGCGCCGGTGGCGCCCGGCGTTACCGCTGGGTCCACCTACAATCCCAACACCCCCGCGGCGCAGCTCGACCGAGACCGTGTCCTGGCACGGCAGACTGCCAACGTCAACGTCCAATCCACGCGCCAAGGCCCGGGATATGACCCCACCGCGGCCACGCTGGCCCATTTGGAGGGCAACATCGGCGGTGTGGGCGGCGCGCACATCATGGGCGACCGCACCGGCGCGGCCCAGAACCAGTGGAAGTCTGAAGTAAACGAGGCCACAGTACCTGGTGGTTTCGACGCACGCATGGAGCAAAACCGGCGCCAGATGCCCGGCGCTCCGCCATATGGCGAAGCCCAGCGAGAGGCCGGTTACCATGTCCCAGGAGCCAGCACTAACCAGCCCAGCAACGCCATGGGTGCCACGCCCCCGCCTTTCTCGTCCGTCGATTACTCGCGGTATGACGAGGCGGCCCAGCGCATTCGCGTGGCTGAGGACACCCTGATGTCCGAGCTGGACCGGCTGTCGGGCGTCGACCCCTTCGGGAACCAGGCGTTCCTCCGGCAGGCCACGGACCGCGCCGCGGCCCAGTCCGCCGGCATCGCCGCGGGCGGGCTGTCTACGGCCACGGCGCGCGCCGGCAACATTCGGCAAGCCCAGGGCCAACAGGCAGCGATGGTGGCACAGGGACGGGACGCCGCCATGCGCCAACGGTCCGCGGACCAGGTCCAGGCTGGCGGGTTGCGCGTGCAGGCCGCAGGCCAGATGGGTCAGCTGGCCACTGCTGGGGCTGACAACGAAGTGCAGCTTGCTGCGCTGCAGGCCCAGACCATCTCCCAAAACCTGAACTCCTGGATTCAGCACCAGGGCATCACGCTACCGCTGGAACAGCAAGACGTAGAGAACCTGCGGCGAATCGCTCTGGAATATGCACAACTGGACATGGAGCGGTATAAGACGGACGT